GGCCGACGCAGCCAGCACGCTCGACGCAAAGGATTACCGAGAACAATTCAAAGCATCTTGGGAAACTGCCGGCGGCTTCGTGTTTCATGCATTCAATCGGCACGTCAACGTGCGGCCGTGCGAATATCATCCAGACCGTCCTCTCATCGTCGGCGTGGATTTCAACGTTGATCCGATGGCATGGGTTATCGGGCACCGGTACGAAGACCGTCTCGAATGGATCGACGAATTATGGCTTCGCAACACCAATACCCAGGAAGCTGCGGGCGTGCTGGCTGGTCGATACGCCCATCATCGTGGCGGGATATTTGTCTTCGGTGATGCCACGGGCGAGGCACGAAGGACGTCGGCTACATCCAGCGACTATACGATTATCGCGGATCACCCGAAGCTCAAGCAACTGGGTGTCAAATTGCGGATACCAAGAGCAAATCCGAGAATCCACAACCGGCTTGCTTCGTGCAATGCGATGTTCCGAAACGCCTCGGGGGAATGTCGAATGTTCATTGCTCCCACTTGCTCACACTTGATCGATGATCTTGAAAATCGAGCATTCAAACCAGGCAGCGTTGCACTTGGCGACAGCGGTGACATTGGACACATTACCGACGCTCTCGGTTACGTGGTGCATCGTTTATTCCCGATTCGGCTGACAACGAATGCAAATACAAGTTCGCGGATTACGATACGAAAGGCAGCGCCATTATGGCTGACCCAATAAAAGCAGTAGCAGAGCGAACGCTGGCTCAGATGATCCGGTCTATGTCGGCACTTGGCACGCAACCGCTACCAGCAAGTTATCAGACCTATCGTGCGATCCGAAAGCATCCGACAGTTGCCATGGCTAGGGCCCTGTCAGCGGCGCCTATCCTTGCTGGCAAGTGGTCAACAAAGGCAAAGGACGGCGTTCCCGACGAAATGGTCATGTTGATTCAGGACGAAATAATAGCTAAGCGTCGGGAGTACCTGCGTGCTGCCGGGTTTGGCAGGATTGATTTTGGCTGGGTGTCGTTTGAGAAGGTCTTAAAAGTCAGGACGGATGGGTTCTGGGGACTAGAAAAACTCAAGCCATTGCTCCAAGACATGACCACGATTGTGGTTGACCAGTACGGACGCAAGATTGGCGTCAAGCAGCGGATCACGCAAGAGATATTCCTCGGAATGGATCAATGCGTAATCCTGTCCTTCGACGTCGAGGGCACCGATTGGTACGGGAATTCCCTTCTCGAAAACGCACGGCTTACATGGAATGACTGGATGGAGGCTAACGAAGGCGCGAAGCGATACGACGCGAAGCAAGCTGGTGCCTTGTTTGTGGTTCACTACCCATCGGGCGAGACTGAGGACGAAAGCGGCACATTGCGGCCGAATACCGAACTTGCTAGCGAAATGCTCGTTACCATGCAATCCTCGGGAGGATTGACGATTCCGGGCCAGATTCAACAGACGCCCGACGGTGAAGAGCAGGCGTGGCGAATCGAAATCCTGTCCGACGCATCCGGGCAGCAGCCCACGTTTATTGCCAGGCTCGATTACCTCGACAAGATGCTGTGCCGCGCATTGCTCCAGCCGGAGCGGTCGATTCTCGAAGGCCAGAATGGGACAAGAGCTGAGTCCGAGGTCCAGGGCGACTTGGCAATTCTCAATGCCCAGCAAACGAACGAGGATGTCGTGGACGGGCTCAATAAGCAGGTGGTCGGTCCGTTGCTGGCGGTGAATTATGGCGAAGAGTATCGTGATGCTGTCGAAATCGAAGCGGCTCCGCTGGTAGATGACAAGCTCTCGTTCCTCAAGGAAGTCTATCGTACGATTCTCGCCATACCAGATGGAGGCCTGGCGGAGAGCAGTGCCATCGACATGGATGCACTGAAGGACAGGATCGGGATTCCGAAGGCTTCGGAAGTCGACGACTCCAGTGAGCAGATCATTCCTGGTGTGGACGCGAATAATCCGGCAGCGGCGACTATCCGACGCATTTATTCGGAACTGGGAGTGGATGCCAATGGCGAATCAGCGTAATACGGTCACGACAGAAGATCGGCGACGGGCCATGTTAGCCCGTGCTGATAAGTCGAAGCTGGAGCGGACCGGATTAGTGGCGTCGAGGTTGGTTGGCATTCACGCTCAGACGGCGGCTTATTCGGCGTATCGACGCGGTAATGATCCAGGTGAGGCGGCGGGGCGGATCATCACAAGCGAACTGACACCACTGGTACTTGGCGCACTCACGGCCGGACACGTCTCTGGTGCTCGGCGGTCGCGCATGGAGATTCCGTCCGACAGATTGACAATCGCAGCCGCACGAGACGTCATTTCCCTTGCAGACAACTCGGCATTTGAGAGTGTGGTGTCGGCCATGCAACGTCGCGCGGACTTAACAAATTCTGATATCCGGGCGATCAAGAAAAAGTATGGCGGACAAGCTGCCAAAGTGTGCGACACATTCAAGGCACACGTCAACCACAAGCTGGCCAATGTCATGGCCGAGCTAACCGGCGACGGTGCCCACATTCGAGAAGGAAAGAAGAGGCTGGCCGAGGCATTCAATGCGCTCGGAATGTCTCCACGAAATAGTTTCACCCTGGAGGGCATCTTTCGCACGCAGTCCTCTATCGCCTATTCGTCTGGCCGATGGGCAGCCGAGCAGGACCCAGTCATTCAGGACATTCTCTGGGGGTATCGCTACGTCACGGTCGGCGATGGCCGGGTCCGACCAGAGCACGCGGGTTTTGACGGCGTGACTCTGCCCAAAGACGATCCAGAGTGGCTTAGCATCATGCCCCCAAATGGCTGGGCGTGTCGCTGCGAAGCCATTGCAGTTTTCGAGGAGCGGGAAACCACTCGACCCAGTCCCGTTGACGTGGATGGCCGAGACGTAACTCCAACCGTAGACAAGGGTTTTGCCGTCAACTTCGGAGTGGCTATAGGAGCAGCAGCATGACGCGAATGTCTCGCACGGATGAACTTGCGAAGCGGTTAAGTTGCTCTCGGGAAACGGTTCGCCGGATGTGCCGCAAGGGCGAAATTCCTTGTGTTCGTGTCCGTCGGACGTGGCGAGTCGACGTAGACGCGGCTATACTGGCACTGAGCAGGGATGGGAAAACCAACACGGATGGCAAGTGACTCGATTCGGGAGGCAAAGCCATGCGTCTGATTCTTGTTGCCGTCAAGGCAGCTCTCTTTGCTACAGTCTGTCTAGTTTCTTCGGCATCTGCATCAAAGCCCGAACGACAGAATGCCACAGATTCCGAGGTCTATTCTCGGGCAATTGATTCTGCTAAGGCTGCCCGCGTGGCTGAGTTGGAATCGATGCTTTCCGACAAAGCGGCCATTCGCTCTGGGAGCCGAAAGTCTGTTGCCCAGGCTCGGGCCGAATTGAAGCGATTGAAGTCGGGTAATCCGCTTCCGAGAATGTGGGCATCGTCCATGATGCGAATCGAGGTCAATGCGCCAACAGTGGGTAGGGTCGGAATGCTTACATGGGGAGAAGTCGACGAGGACAAAAAATCTTGCAAGGTTGAGCGTATTGTCAGTGCAACCAGTGTACTCGCACGGGCATCGTGGACGAAGGATATGCACATTGTCGCCAAATCGTGGAGCAGACCGACAACAAGTGGTTTTGCCCCGTCAATCAAAATTGGAGAAGATCGATTCGAGGGGCCGCTCTTGTTGTTTATCAATGTCACGACATCTGGACTTCGATCCGGCCAAGACGTCAAAACAACGGACGTATTTATTGTCGAAGGGCAACGGGAGATTGATGGCGAATCTACGTTTGTGCTGCGTAGATTGATAATCGACTGGAAGAATATGGGGAAGAAACACTGACCGACCATGGCCCTATTGCACTTCATTGGCGGCCCCTGGGATGGGTTGACCGCAAGGCTACTGGACGGCGACTTTGACGAGTTGATCATTCGCATCACTCGCTATTTTCCTTCTGACCCGCACGAGTTCGTTTACCGTCGCATCGACGACAGAACGTTTCAACTGATGCCCGAGTCGGATATTATCCGAGACAACGCACGATTGCGAGAGCAAGCGAAGCAGGGAGAAGCGACTATCAATCGACTAATCCACGAGCAGAAAAAGCGGAATCAGAAAAAGCGTAAGTAGCCACGTTCAATCTGCGTCACCACGAAGCCCAGCCCATTTCGGCTGGGCTTTTTCTTTGCGCACGACCATGCAAACACCTCTTGCAATGCAACCACTTGCTACCACTCACTACCAGACACACACGAGGCTCATTCTTCTCATTGTATTGAGTTCTTAGTGCCCGCATGATGCGGGCATGGTTACTGACCCGCACAACTCTGGACTCTACCTTAGTCTGTCTGGCGAAGATGCCGCGCCGGTCACTGGTGCCTATCAAGTGAACGGCCAGCCCGCGAGGAAGTTTC